CTCAGTCGCCGTTCCTTCTTGAAGCGCTGCCTTCGTGTAACTATTGTCTGCACCTGTTTTGACCCAGTGCATAAAGGAATCTGTTCCGTCGTGATCCCCACCCATCTTTGTTATTTTCTTTACTGCTGGTGTTTCGGTCAAGATACCGCCACGTTCGGCAGCCTCTGTTTCCCATGCGTTCTTGACTGCGTCTTGGGCAGCCATATTCAGTTCAGCCTTGAGTGCATCCATATCAATTACTGGTGCTTCTGGCTGTGCTTCTTCTGTGGTTTCCTCAACCACTTTTTCTGCATCAGACATTTTAATATCTCCTTTAGTTTTATTTGTAATTGCGTCCGCTTTTGCTGGTATATCCTGGACTGACTTTGCACCCTTTGGTAGTTCACCCTTTGGTGCGTTATCCTCTGCCATTTGTATACCTGTTTCTGCGTCTGCATTTATTACTATTCCAAGTGCCTTCAACTGCTCAACCCCGATCGTACGTGGTTCAGCAGGTACTGGTGTTAGACTCAATTCAAATATGGGCCATCTTTTTATATTGCCCTCTAGACGTTCCACCAGATGCGCCACTGATCCTGTGCTATATCCAAGCCTGCCACTTTTTACCAGTTCCAACACCTGTTTGGCATAATCTTTAGAACGGTTTATTTGCGCCTCCATCCATAAGCCTGCATCACGTTCTGTTATCTTGGTCACTTTACCTAATACGCTTTTGATCTCCTGCGCATGGTCATAAAGCACTACTGGTTCTGGCACAACACCCAACATATAATTTGTGTCTTTTGTAAAGGTATCATTCTCCAGATCAGTGCCACCGTACACCACACCATAACCTGCAACAGTGAAACTGTCATCAGTGATGGCTTTGATCTGCAACGGCTGCACTGCATGTTTGTATTGGTCATCCTCAACACCCACTAATTCCTCATAACGTGCATGGGTGGAGCAAGGCATATAATATTCATTGCCATCATCATCCATAACATGCGCACCTTCGCAACCGATCTCCTCAGCCCTTGCCAGTGCTTCTTCTTCCGTACTGTACATGTCTTTTACATCTTTTTCTGCATCGTCTATGTCTGTCTCGTCCTGTAATGCAATATTCAAAGCTGTTAAATAAGCTTCTGCGGCTGTCATGCTATCGTAGCATTCCAGCACTTCGTCTGGCTCTAATTTCCAGACACAATATTGGTTTTCATGTTCTCTTATTTCGTATGGCATAATTACACCTTTGCTTTAGTTTGTATTCTTTGTGTTGTCTTTTTTGTCATCTCACGCATTGCTTTGCGTACTTCATTTCTAGCTACGTTCCATCTGTCTGGCCCTTTATGAATTCTGGCTTGGTTGCGACCCATTGAATCACCTGTTACATACATACTATATCTGCGCCCTGTTTTCTTTTGCACAGCATCTGTTGTCAATGCTGCTGTTCTGACCCAGTGCCCGCCACCACTTGTTCTTTTAGCTTTAGTGACTTTGACGCTTTTCAAAAACCTAAATGTTCTCTTGTATTTTTGGTTGGGCAACTCGGCAGGATAATGTCTTACCTTTTCGGCTGCCTTTTCCATAGCTTTATTCAAGTCCGCATTTAGCATTTTAGGCGCAATAACAGTCAGCACTTTTAGCTGCTGTCTGATCTTGCTGTCGTCTATGGTCATGGTTACTCTAGTCATAATTAGTTGTATGGTCCTGTACCAGTGAACGGCACTGCTAACCCCAATGCTACCAGCCTGATCTTACAGCCACAATTTGGGTGTGCTGGTGGTTGCATAAATAATTCCCCAGCAAACTGTGCTGCAGCACCTGTACCGCCTGGGTGTTCAAAGTCTGCACCAAGACTTATACCTTCACCCACTCTAAAGCGCATTGTGCCCAGCTTGGCGCAGATCGGGCAAACCCTCTCATCGCCTCTAGTGATCCAGCGTTTATGAACTGTTAAAGTACTGGCTGCAGCCATCATCAGCTTGCCTTTATTGAAAGCCCTTGTTGCCTCTGTGACCGCTATCATCTTAGCCCTGCGTGGATCAAAACCCCAGCCAGCCTTTTCCAATGTGGCTATTAGTTCGCTAAATGGCAGGTTGTTTTCTTTCCATTGTGTGATCATTTTGGTCAAGGTTTCCCTGCTGGTTTGGTTCAACTCTCGCATCAGCGTCTGCACTCTGTCTGTAACCCAGCCAATTGCATCACCAGCCACGCCACCCAGATCAATATCATCAAGTGCTTTTTCCTCACCATAAAACACATTGATCTCCTGGTTGCCTACATCAACGCCTAATAAAATACTGTCATTTATGAATGCGGTCATGGCATCCTGTACATACTCCGCACCAAGCTGCAACCGTTGTACCGCATTATCTACTTCTTTTTCGTTGGGCAATGCCAGCCGCAATTGCTTTTCTAGTGCCTCTGCTATCAACTGTTCGCCCCGTTTTTCGATCTTACTAATGTCACGTTCTGCCCTGTTGTCTATTGTATCAAACTGCTGTCCCAGTGTAGCCTTGCCAACCCAGAAAGCTACGTGGCTCGAAAGCCACTCTCACCTCCTCTGGCGTGCTTGCTGTGTTCAAATGCTGCTTTATCTGATCTGCCATGAATGCTGGTATATGATGCACCACAAATTCACGTTTGTTGCTTTTGTTTAGGTTGCGCAGTGCAAACCGTTGCCAGCTTGCCAACTCACTTGCTACTTGTGCTTCCTCAGCATCCTGTTCCGCTATTACTTCCACAGGTGGTTCAGGTTTGTTCTCTAGTGGCTCATAGCCCAGCATTGCCATTGCTTCCTCAAGTGCCACGCCAGCCGTAACCAACTGCAATAAACTGGCTGCCCTAAGTGACTCATCCTCCTGAAATACGTCAAGGTTTTCTGGAGTAAATTGCAAGCTGTAGTCTGTACCGCTAAACAGTTGCAGGTTTATAGCGTTCTCAAACAATGGCAGTCTAGGTCTTATACTCATGTGCCAAAAGCTATGCAAATCTGTAACCGAAGTGGCATAGTTGGCAGCGTCACTTTCTAATATTGACCTCGGCACTCCGAGCGCAGCACCAATGTCTAAAGCCACATGGTCACTAAGTTCTTTCATCGCTAATGACTTGATCTCTGGCGTTAGTGTTTTTACTGATATATCACCACGCAAAAACAAAGTGCGCCAGGCGTTTGATACACCGCTAAGTGACCTACGAAAGAATGACTGCGCACGCTCCATTTCTGCAGCATTCGGGTTGCTACTGGTGCTGATCAATGTGGCAGGCATTGCACCGCTTTCAAAGAACTTGCTGGCAAACTCCTGCATGTTGAAACGCAGTTGGCTTGCGCTCAGTGCCACTTCTGCAGGTGGCAGTCCAGCACCTGTGTCAGCCGTCATGCTTGGTTCACGCATCGCCACCATCATGTCATCTGAGAACGGTCCGAAAGTCTTACCGCCAACCTGCTGTGTAAACACATTGTGTCCATGCTTATATTCCCATTTGACTGTCGTGGGGTTTAGCACTTGCACACCAGTTAGAACACGCCCCACATATTGTTTCAAACAATAGCTTGCACCTGTAAGCAACAAGCCCAATTCCATTTGATATATAACACTTTGCAAGTCGGGTTCTAATGGATACTCTACCTCTTGATCACCTTTGAAAATAACAAACGGAACACTGCTTAGACTGCTTGCCCTAAGATTGACCGCCCTATACAACAAAGGCACACTACCCCATGCGCCCACAGCAGTGCTTGCAGTTTGTTTGGCTGACCTTTCGTTAAAGTCCTCAGCCCAGCCTGGTATGCCAACTATTGCTTTATAACCTCGATCCTCATAAATTGTTTTATATCCTGCCATAATAACCCCTATATAGATAACAACACTATTGGTTCGGCGCTTTCCCTGCCAGACCATGCCAACGCCAATGACATCACGCAGTCATCGTGCATTCCATCTGGTGCAGAATATGATGTGCGCCCACTTGGAAGACGTTTGCTTTCATAAGCCTGCAATTCACCGATAAGAATGGGATCACGTGGAATATGCACGTCGCCACGCTCGAACCCAAGTGCTAAACCATCAATAATTTGTTGTTTACTTTGTACTGTTGTATTGAAACCCGTTACAGGCAACCCAGAGTTCTGGAGACTTTCAACAATGGGTGCGCCCATCGCATTGGTTTCCGCAATGATCTCTGCGCCTGGATAGCGTTCCCATAATGCTTTCAACCTGCTGACTTGCGTTTGATAGTCCACTTTCACCATACGATCTATTTCCACCACATGACCGCTATCTATATTTAGCACTGTGTATACTGTTGCGTCCTTTTGGCGTCCCCAGTCACAACCAATAACATAGCTGCCTGTGGTTGGTGCTGTATCGCCATTGACTGCAGCCATTACTTTCCTGAATACACCTGCGCCATGTTCCATAAATTTAGCCTCGTACTCTTGCTGAAATATCATCTCTGGTAAGTCGTTCCTGGCTGCCTCAATTTCCGCATCGTCAATGTATGGGTTGCTACTGGTTGGATAGCTAAACGATGCCCAGTTATCTTGACTGTTGCTCCTTTGATACATACGCCAGAACCAGTTCTGTCCAGATGGTGTACTGATCATAAGTGCCGCACCTTTCTTGTCACTAAGCGCAGGGCGTATAGCCTCCGACCAGGACCGCTCCTGCAAGAATGCAGCCTCATCTAACACAACATAGTCAAGTCCTTCACCCCTCAAGCTGTCTGGATCATCAGCTGACCGAACCTGTACGCTGCCACCATTAGCAAATGATACTAAACGCTCACCCTGTTTCACTTCTGTACCTGGTATTGATGCACCAATACGGCTGATACTGCGCCAGCCGACTGCTGCGAGCTTATAGCTGGGTGCTACCCACCAACTGCGACCACCCTCAAAGGCTGCCTGCATACATTCCATAACGCCCAGTCTCGTCTTGCCCCATCTGCGTCCAGCACTGAGGACTTTGAAGCGTGCCTTGCTGTTATGTACTTCGGCTTGCCCTATATGTGGGCTGGCATTCAATACTGTTTCATTCATTGTGTTCGCCATCCCAATTGACCACCAGTTTTAGGTCTGCGCCATCTTTGCCAGACATTTCTAGCCGTTGATGATCCCCATACAATTCCCTGCGATGTGCTTTTAGCAAGAACTTAATTAGACCGTCACTGTATTCTTGTGCCCTTTTCCAGGCTGTCATTTCCAGAATATCAACTGCATCAGCCAGCGCATTGTCCCAAGCCAATTTGAATGTGGGTTGTTTTGATCTGGCACTATAAGCAGCCTGTCTGGTTATGTTAGCTTTTTGACATGCTGCCCTAACATTGCCACTTTGCCTAAGCGCTTCTATAAATGCTGGTTTCCAACCGTTCAATTTAGCCATATTAGTGTCAAATCTGTAAAATCAAGTATACGCTTGCTTTAGAATTGCTTCCCCTGTTTTTGGGTGTACCATATTGTTTAATATTTTCTTGGCATTGTACTCGGACTTGAAGCTATACCCACTTAAATCATAACCCCATTTCTTTTTACCAAATACATCCTGATCAAACAATTCGATTGAGTGGCTTACTTCCTTAACATCATAGGTTATTTCAAAATTAGACCAATAATAATGTCTGCCAATCTTGGTGGGTTCAATTAAGGGATCGTACCAAGTACTTACATTTTCAACTACCCATTTCCCCTTAAAATAACCATCTAAAAAAATAATCTCTTGCCATAATTTCATGTCGGGATATATTGGCGATTTACCGCCCATCATGCTTTTTCTCAATGCGGAATGTGTCGGACAAGGTGGTGAACTCCAAATAAAATCATAATCGTGGAAATGTTTCTCTAAATAATCGTGTGCGTTATCAATTATTACTTCATCGTTGGGAAAATAGTCTTGGTACACTTTTGCGATTTCTGGATTGTGTTCGACTGCTGTCACCTTTAGGTCGCCCCACAGCTTTCTATTGCCACCAATGCCAGCGTATAAATTCAAAATCTTAATATCGGTGATGTCTTTGTCTATGTTGTCGGCAATAATTTCTTCTTGCTCGTAACTTAATAATTCCTCCAACTCCTCCGGTTTCCAAAATTCAGTCAGATCAATATCATCAGACAGCTCTAACAACACATCGGCATCCCAATCAAGACTTGCTTCACCTGTGCGATTATCTGCAATGGCTAGACCACGCCCTGCTTCGCTGTCTATGTCCAGGTCTGTACGCTGCACCACCACTAATTCATTGCCATCTGTTTCTACAACCCTAACTGGCAAGTCTAGTTCCGCAGCCACGTCTATGGTCTTATTTCCAGCAATTAGGTTGCCATGCTTGTCACTTAACACAGAACGCCCTGCACCATATTGGCGCAAGGACTTTTCCAACAAACCCCGACCCCTTTGCGTTCCTTTGTTAGCGTTTTTTGTGTCTGGTGTTAGGTCGCTCAATGAATTGATAGATTTCTTGCTGCCATTTGTGTTTGTCATCAATTACATTCCCGATCCAATTCCCCAGCCATAGTGCAGATACCAAAACAACACCAGCCAAAAAGGCTGCAAAGTGCTGAACAGTTATGTCCATGCAGTTGTGATCTTACAATGTTGGCCCCCTATTTGTTGCGCTCTAGACCGCTTTCAATTCCTGTGCCTAAGCTGTAAGCAGCACCTGCTGCCACCACCGCTTGTATGGCTTGCCAGTCGTCTATATTATCTTGTACAAATGATTGTGCTATTGCTATTAGGGATGCTGCAAGCACCCAGAATTTTCTTGATTTTAATACTGCTCGAACCTTGTCCATTATAGTCTCCTTAAAAGCCTATCAACTTGGCTGCAGTTTATATTGGTTTATTGGTATGCCTGGTGTCTAGTGAGTGTTTATGGTTGTGTGTTTGTACGTGTTAAACCACTTCACGACACCTGCACCAATTCCATTGATCCATAGCATTGTGTTCGCTATACATGCTTAATACACTATTTGATGGCGCTTGTCAAACACCCTGCGCTCCATGTGCGGCTGCTTTATGTCTATATTATTATTGTTATATTTCTTTACAGTGTGGGGTTTTTGGTATATAATACAGACATTGAGAAACACTACTACAAAGGAGAATGAGATGACTAGAAACAACCACCTAAGAAACAAAAAAGATTTTGATCTGAACAAAAGTTTCACCGAGTGGCAAATAAACAGGGCTAACGAAACAGAGAAAGAAGCCCTAAGAACTATACACACTGAACCACCTATACTCTATGATGAGTCCGAAGGACAGGATGTTTCACATTGTTGTGAAACATCGGTAAACGATGTAAGTGACGGCTGGGGCAGATGCTCCCATTGTCACGAAATGGCTAAAGTTCTAAATACTGCGGACTTTGATTAAGCCGAAAGGCAAAGGAGAATGAGATGCACAACTTGACTACGCTATACCACAGTATAAAGGTGGTGCAGGCCCTACACGCAGCCGAAGAGCTGCTAAAGATATTGTTGACTTACCACATGGAAGGTGTGTTGCTACCAGATGCGCCAGCAGACTTGCGTGAAAAAGTAACTGATGTAATTTGCGTTGCTGGTGGCAAATGTAGCGAAGCCCTGCAGGATCACAAACAACAAGGCAGTATTAGCGCATCGTGGAATTAGTTATATACGTTTATAAAAAACCCATAAGGAGGTTTTATGAGTGACAAAATTCGCAAAATATTGACGTTGGTCGGGGCGCAGGTAGACCAAGAATTGCATGAGCAATTACAAGCCCAAGCCCAACGTGAGGACAGAAGCACTGCCAGCATTGTACGGCAAGCACTAAAGATGTACCTGAAGTTGAATGACAACAAATAGATCATAAAGGAGAATGAGATGGAATATAACAGAAGTG